TAGCCTCTAGCTTCTGCGGCGTTACATTGCCGTTACAAGAGCGTTTCATTTGCGTTACAGTAGGCGTTACATCGGCGTTACGCCAACGCAAAATCCTTTCCCTGTTAGACTTACGGCCACGCTCATCCTTGACCATTCTGCGTGAAAATATGCAATCTTCCTCGACTGAATAGACCCCTGCCTGTGCCAATTCAACAAGCAAGCCGCTGGTTGTTTCTAGGCTTTCACCGAAGATTCTGGCGATATGTTCAGCCCCCATCGGCTTATCCCCGGCGAGCAAATAGCCGTGCCTTTTGGACTTTGCCATGAGGCAAATCATATCGACCCAAAGACCTCTTGCCGCCGGGGAACAACCACGAAGGGCTTCATCCGAAAGCCAATCAGCCGGATAAAATTTAAGCCAAGGCAACTTCATTTTATTTCAATAGCCTCCCTACTGGCGTCATAGTCATCATCACCATCGAATCCCCCATTATCTATAAATCTGCAACAATTTGTATATGCTACGCTTGTAGCCTCAATCCATAAGGCATACGGGTCATCGTCTGGCTGTTTTACAACTACTGGAACATTTGGCTTTTCTAAAATAATTTTTGCAAGTTCGTGTGATTTCATTTTTTGCCGTTCTCCAAGTCGCGCTTTTGGTATTTCTTGGCTCGATCCAATAGCTCCTTTGCCATCACCTCGGCCAAGTCTGCGTGGGCTAGGATGTCCTTATAGTTTTTCTCTTGGGCGTGAGTCCAGTCCTTCCTCATGTCTTTGAGCCTCGCCGTTGTGTATCGAAGCAACTGCTTTAAGTATGTAAGTCTTTTAACGCTCATTTATTTAGCATCCTTTCCAACTTGTCCCACGCCCAGCCAGCGAGAAGTGCCAAGCCTACCAACCCTGCGAATATAAATCCCACAGCTAGGCCAATGAGAACCATCAATTTCCCAAGTTCTAGTAATGTTTCTTGCATAAATCTCCCTATGAGATAGGAGCCTTCGGCCACGGCGACCAACAACGAACCGAACTAGCTCTTGTCCAGTTGTCCATATAAAATTCCCCGCGGTGGAAGCGAGCCACCATAACGCTGATTCCAATAACAACAAGGCATCTATCATTTTCCTGCGGCTTATCATCTGTGTCCCTCCATTCAATTAGTCCAAACTTTGTTTTTGGTATTTGAACATCAATACTTGGCATTGGGCATCCTTCTAATGGCGGTTGCCACATCATTGAGAAGGTCTTTCCTTACTTGATCTTCCTCTGCATCAGCCATGGATTGAACAAGCTCTGCACAGGCCTCCCTCTCTTTCTTCGCCACGGTATTTGCCAGCGAAGCCAAAGACCTATCAATTTGTGTTAGGGCAGATTCAGAAGGGGATGTCATCTTTTTTATCCTCATCAATCACTGCTTTAATAACTGCTCGAAGCTGGACATCCTTTTTGTAGGGTTGTCCGTCTGGGGCGTTCTTCATCGGCTGTTCCATCAACCACATCAGCCAACCAAATCCTTCCGATGATCTAGCAATCTGGCGGACGGTCTGGCCCTTGTATTTGCCAAACCCAACGACCATATCCTTAATCTCGGAGTCCTTGGTTTTCTTTTCCTCAACCAGCTTTGCTGTGATCTCCTTGATCTCTGCCTTCGAAGGCTCTTCGTATTTCTCGGTATTGAGTTGCTTGGCATCTTCAAAACCACCGAAGGGAACTTCTTCCGCTGGGGTGGTTGATAGGTTGCGGTCGATCAATACAACGACATGGGCGAAGGCCGAGCGGCAAGCCCGACTAATCGCCCTTGTCTGGCACATCGCCCGCTGTGCATAGGTCGGACGCTTTGCCCACATATCCTCATCGAAGCCAAGGAATCCCTCGGCGGTTGCGATTGTTTGGCCGTTGTCCATTCGGCGAACTTCGCCAATGCACTTCCAGCCTTCATCGGTGCGCTCGACATCCCTTGCCGAAGCTACGCATCCATGGGCAACTGCGATGGATTGCCAGCCCTCTACCCGAACATAGTCACGATTGCCAATCCGTTGTGCGGTGGCCTTGACGATTTCTCGGCAAGCCCCAGCAACGTCCGTAGCCTGTCGGATATGTTGGGCAACTCCGTTGTTAATTGTTGCTAATTGTGTTTCGCTCATTGTGTGGTTCCTTTCTTTTTTGGTTTACTCGTTGGGAAGCCTTTGGCGGTTGTTATGGAAGGCTATCTCTAAATTTTCTTTGCGGTATTCCCAATAGCCGGGAAGCCCGCCGATGAATGATGGCTCATAGGGAACCTTGTTCATTATGCAAAAATATTCCCTATCTAGTTCCTTCTTTAGCCTCTTAAAATGTCCTTGAGGATTTTCGTGCGCCCATCCGTTGTAGGTCTTGAGCCATTCCGCATTCTCGGCTTGCTCCTGTTCGGCATCGGGAGCCTTGCGACAAGCCGATAAATCTTCCACCCGCAAGACCCTTTCCCGCCAATCCACGAAGGATTGATGGCGCATATCGTCTCCCTCTTTCTGGTATTCCTCAAAGAAGCTAGCCATTTTGGGCCTCCCTCTTTAGGCGCAAATAAGAATCCGATCCGCCCCTATAAATTGTTTCAATAATAGGAGTAAGCCATTTGGCCGTGATCTGATGGGCGGGGATTCGGAAAAGCAAGATGCCACGCTCGGCAATGGCGTTATATTTTTCCATATCAGCCATAAAGCCGGAGCCTCTTGTATGTCTGCCCTTCGTCCATACCGAACCTTCCACTTCGATTGCCACGCCAGAGTCATGCCAGTAGTCAATACGCCAGCGGCGTGTCGGGTGGAACTTGTGTTCTGCCATGAGCTTTGGGCCGTTCAATGCCCGCCAGACAATTTCAAACTTACTCAATTTCGCATCTCCCAAATTGAGGGATTGCGGCTTCTGGCCTCGGACTGCTTTGTTTCCTCGGTCGCCTTCTCCAGACGATCAAGCTCTTCTGCCACCATTAGATAGAATCTTCTCCGCTCATAGTCCCTTTGCTCTAAATATTTGCAAAGCTCTCGGCCTCCAAAGAAAATAAACATCACAATGAAAATTAAAAGAGCTTCGATCACAAAATTCTCCATTTGTGCCAATCGAGTGAGCAGTAAGAAGGATTGCTGACAAAGGGATAGCGGTCATCCTTTTTCATAACGAAGCCCTCCCAAACCAGCCCGCCACGATTCTGAAAATTCATCTCCTCCCAAATGGCCTTTAGCTTTTTGTGATTAAGGCGCGGCATCCGTAGCAGGGCGTTTTGTTTTAGTTCAAAGGATGCGGGTTCGATCTCCTCAAACTCCTTGACCCTTTGGGCGTATGGCTTGGGGTTGTCTGGGTCGAAGGCATCAATCACTATGATTGTTCCAATGCCCTTCTTCTCCCTCATCCCCATTATCTCGCAGTCGATAAAGCGTGACTTGATCCCGGCAGTTGCCAACCGCTCGAACATCAGCGGGGCGTTGGATGCGACTTTTCCATGCCGATTGTAGGCCACGCCTTCCTTTTGATCTAACCAACCCCTCCATCCATTTGCCTTCGGCTCGATTGCCCACTCGCTGTAAGTCTCCGACCATGGGGAATCGGCGGCTCCGACTGGTCTTGCAGGGTAATAGGATTTCATTAGTTGGGTTGTAGGATTTCTGGGTATTGCTGTAAAGTTTTATTTGGTCAGTAAAAGCTCTAGCCAATCCCCAAGAGATAGGCCAACGAGGATGCCGACCATCACGGCGATGTAGATTTTGAATGCTTGGTTCATTTGGGATTTCCTTTCTATTTTATTCGATGTTGGTTGCGACTAGCCAACTGCCACAACAGTTATAAACTTCAAAGCCCTTCCAAGCCCCTTTTTCATAGGGCTGGAAATAATCCCTTGAGCCGCCGACAAACCAAAGACTATGCTTGCTTTCAAGAATCTCGCTAACATTGGCTGGCTTCCATTCCTCATCTACCTTGCTTACGCAATCAATCATTCCATCAAATGAAGTTTGCGTTTTTGTCCAAAGGCTATCAGCGTTTTTGCGGATAAAGCTTTTGACCGTTGCAAGGGTGATTTTCTTTTTCTTTTGCTCGCCCGCTTGAACCGGGGCTTGTTCGGTTGTGGTTCCGTTGTTCATCATGGAACCAGTTTAAGGTATCTTAAACCTTTGTAAAGGCTTTTCTTCAGTTATTTCTCTTTGACTATCAACGACTTACGACTTACCGCTGATTTTATAGTGGGTGATTGCGGAGATTCTGCGCCCCGATCCATCAAAAATTCTGAAGTTCTTTTTGAGAAGAAATCCAGAGTCAACCATTTGGTTAATCAACTTATTACAACTGCCACCAGTATGCTTGGCATTAAATCCCATGGCCTTCAATGCGGCATCGGCGCGGAGCCATCCACTAGGAACTTGTTCCTGTTGTCTCTCAAGATATTTTTTTAGGGTCTGCGCCCATTCGCCTTTGAATCCGATCTTGTTCCAGCTTTTGTTGTGATGTTGCTTCATACCGGGAACCTCCACTCGCCATCGCTTGTCGGGGATAGAACATTCACGATGCAGTTCTTGTCGTTGTATTCTCCCCACGCAATGCCGTGTTGCCATCTAGTCACGGAACGATTGCGTCTTGCGTAGTGCATCGAGTCCACATTTGCCAAGCATCCAATCGTCCAGCCGACAGGTGCACCGACCGATCTTCCGGCGGCTCGATCCACCCTGTGAAGATGCCCAATGACGATTGGCTTCTTCATCATTTCACAATGGTCGCGCACGGCGTTCTCATTGAACATCCAGCCGTGGCCGAACATTGTTCCACCGAACTCCCTCCAACCTTTCACAATATCGTATTGGACGATCTCTGCCTTGATGTCTTTGCAAAGCTGATGAATGTCTGCAAGGCAAGAGGTGGCGCAATGGGCTAAAATTGCGTTTGGCGAATATTGATGTTCGTAAGCTCGATGCTCGTGGTTGCCTATGAAAAAAACATTTGGCTCTAAAAGCTGTAAAAAGTTTATGCCCGCGCGGAAGTCCTCGGTGATGCTTGCGGCCCTATCCGCAGAATCGGGAGAGCGCATCGCCCCGGAT